GGTGACCTCGCGGGCCCGCTCCCAACGACGGGGGCGGGCGATGGCGCCGATGGTGGCACGGATCGTGCAGTACCAGCTGTCAGAGGCAGACGTGGCGCGGATCAACCTGCACCGCGGCCGCTGCACAGTCCACGCCAACCGTTCCTACGTGGGCGACATCCTCCCGCTGCTGATCCTCCGGGTCTGCCCGGATGGCAGCGTGAATGGTCAGGTCTTCCTCGATGGGGACGACACGCTCTGGGTGACGTCGGTGCGCGAGGGCGACACCCGCGGCACGTGGGCGTCGCCGGCTCGCGTGTAACCATGAACGCGCATTACCACCACCCCGACATCGTCGTCACGAAGCGCCGCATCATCGGCCGCATCGTGACGATGCTGCTCGTCTGGGCGGCCGCGTTCGTCTGGTGCATCGGAGGCTGACGTGACGTGCGACGTGTGCGGCGAGAAGACGATCCTGGGTGTCGTGTGCTGTGACCTGTTGCTCGATGAGCTCGGAGACGACGACCCCGCCATCGTGCGGGGGTCCGACTGATGCCCGATCCGAAGTACGGGCCGGCGCACCAGAAGCTGCGTGCTGAGTGGAAGGCGCGTGTCGACGCCGGCGGCGTCCATTGCCACCACCTGCCCGCCTGCCTCGAGCAGGACACCACGATCTATCCCGGGTCGAAGTGGGATCTCGGGCACCGTGACGATGACCCGACGCAGTACACGGGGCCGGAGCATCCACGCTGCAACCGGGGCACGGCCCGCATCTGGAAGGACCGGGCTGAACGCTCGACCGAGTACCAGTGGTTCACGGCATCCGGGGCGGGGCATGAGGCTGGCTGATGACCCGGACGCGCACGCGTTCGTACTCACCATCGGTCTCGCATCCCAGCTGACCGCCGGCCACGCATCTGCCGCAGAGTGGGACGCCCTGACCGCCGCACTGGTGGCCGAGCACACACCCACCCAGCTCGCGAACATGCTGACCGGCGCGGCCGCGATCATCGCCCGCACCTCGACGGCCCCGATTCTTTAGACAGCCGGAGGCCACCAAGACCCGCGAGTCACATGTATCTCTCCCCGTCGTTTTCCACCGGAGGTGGGCCCGATGGCCAAGCTGAAATGTGCGGCGTGCAAGCGGTCGTTCGTGGGCGATGGGCGCCGCCGGTACTGCGATGAGCATCAGCCGCCGAAGCGTGTTCGGAATCGGGCGCGCGCCCAGCATTTGCATGCGATCGGGCCGGATGAGGTGCCGCCGCCGGCGAAGCGGCCGAAGACGATCGCGGAGGCGGCCGAGTCGGGGTCGACGCTCGACGAGCTGCGGCTGATGCGCATGCGCATCGCGCGGGCATTGGATGACCCGAATTGTCCACCGCGAGACCTGGCTGCGCTGTCGCGTCGGCAGATCGAGCTGGGCAAGGAGATCGACGCGATCGAGGCGCGCAACTCCGAGGAGGGTGCGGTGTCGGATGCCAGGGTCGAAGACGGGGAGTTCGACGCCTCGGCTGTCTGAGTACGCCCGTGCGTTCACGTTCCCGACCGGGATCACGAAGACGGTGTGGACGCGGGTCGAGGCGAAGGGGCGCGAGCTCGGGCTCGGGTTCGACTGGTGGCAGTCGCAGTTCGGCACGGTGTGCCTCGGCTACGACGCCAACGGCAAGTACGTGGCGACCGTGGGTGGCATCGGGATGTCGATCCCGCGCCAAGTCGGCAAGACGTACTTCGTGCTCGCGATGCTCCTGATCCTCTGCATCCTGTTCCCGGGCCTGCAGGTCGTCTGGACGGCGCACCATCTGCGGACATCGACGAAGACATTCACGACGCTGCGCGGTCTGTGCCGGCGAAAGAAGATCGCGCCGCACATCCGCGCGATGCGCGCCGCGAACGGCGAGCAGCAGGTCGAGTTCGTCAACGGCTCGATGATCATGTTCGGCGCGCGGTCGCAGGGCTTCGGCCGCGGCTTCGACGAGATCGACGTCGAGGTGTTCGACGAGGCGCAGATCCTCGATACGAAGGCGCTCGAGGACATGATCGCCGCGACGAACCAGGCGCGGAACCCGCACGGCGCGCTGGTGTTCTTCATGGGCACCCCGCCGCGCGAGAAGGATCCGTCCGAGGCGTTCGAGACACGGCGCAACAAGGCGCTGAAGGGGAAGTCACCCAAGGCGATCTGGTTGGAGATCGGCGCCGATCCGAAGTCGGACCCAAACGATCAGTCGCAGTGGCCGCTCATGAATCCGTCGTTCCCGAAGCGGACGCCGCCGGAGTCGCTCGAGCGGCTCCGCGAGATGCTCAACGACGATGACTCGTGGAACCGCGAGGGTCGCGGCATCTGGGACGAGGACACCGAAGGCACCGGAGCGATCGATGTCGCCGCCTGGAAGACGCACGCGGGGAAGCTGGTCGCCCCGGTAGGTGCGGTGGTGCTCGCGGTCGACACGAGCCTCGACCGAAAGCTAACCGCACTGCTCGCGGTCGGCGGTGGCGCCGACGGGATCGCACAGGTCCGCGTCGTCCGGTCGGCAGCAGGCTCAATGTGGGCGCCTCCGCTCGTCGTGCGCGTCTGTCGCGAGCATCCCGAAGTCGAGGCGATCGTCATCGACGACAAGAAGTCGACCGAGCCGCTCGCGAAGGCGATCGCCGACGCGCTCGAAGAGGCCGGCCTGTCCGTCGAGATCGTCCGCACGTCCTACTCCGATATGGCAGAGGCGTGCTCGGACACCTACGACCTGATCCACGAGGGCACGCTGCGGCACGCCGAGGATCCAGAGCTCGAGGCAGCGGTGCGTTCCGCGGTCAAGAACGAGCTGGAAGGCAGCTTCACGTGGTCACGTCGCAAGGCAGGGTCAGCGATCGTCCCGCTGGTGGGCATGTCCATCGGGTTGTGGGAATGGGCGCGTCGCTCGGCCGGGTCGTACGACCCGCTCGATTCGGTTCTATGAGGGGAGACAGCTGTGGCGTGGACTGATTCCCTCCTCCAATTTCTGACGTGGGGCGGCGGCGTGGACACGCGCAGCGCGGACGCGTGGACGGATGTCTACGAGTCGCCGAAGCGGGTGTCGGAGTCCGCGGCGACGCACCTGGCGCCGGTGTTCGCCACCTATCGGCACATCGTGGACTTCGCGTCGACGCTCCCGACTCACTTCTACCAGGACGTCGGGAAGGACCAGAGCGAGCGCATCGCATGGCCCGAGCTCGCGAACAACGTCGACGCCGAGTACGGCTGGGGAACCTGGATCGGGCAGCTCGCCTACGCGATGGCGTCGCGAGGAAACGGCGTCGGCGAGAAGAAGATGGTCGACTCGTTCGGCCGGCCGACGCTCATCGAGTGGTCGGGTTCGTGGTCGGGTGGCGATGACGGCGCTTTCTGGGTGGGTGGTCGCCCGCTGCCGGGTCGGCTCGTCGCACACGTGCCCTGGATCGTGCCTCCCGGTAAGCGGCTGGGGCTCTCTCCGATCGAGCATTACGCCGAGATCGTCCGGGCGGGGCTGTCGGCGCAGGAGTATGCGGACGTGGCGCGCGGCGGCGGCATCCCGCCGGCGCATCTGAAGAACAACGCCAAGACCCTCGACGCTGATCAGTCCGCGGCGATCCAGTCGCGGGCGGTCAGATCGTTCGCGAGCGGCAAGCCGTTCGTCTCAGGTAACGACTGGGATCTCACGATCATGACGATCCCGCCGAATCAGGCGATGTTCATCGAGACGCTGAAGCTCACCGCGAACCAGATCGCGGCGATCTACGGCATCGACCCTCGCGAGATCGGCGGTGCGGCGGCGGAGTCGCTGACGTACACGAACGACGAGTCGCGGGCGCTGAATCGAGCGCACAACCTGCGGCCGTACCTGACGCGCATCGAGCGGGCCGTCTCGAAGTGGCTGCCGCCGGGTCAGTACATGAAGTTCAACGTCGACGCGACGATCCGCGCGGACATCAAGACCCGCACCGACGTCGTCGGCGCGCAGATCCAGGACGGACGTCTGTCGGTGAACGAGGCGCGAGCGCTCGAGGAGCGCCCGCCCGTGACCGGCGGCGACTACCACAACGTGCCCGCGCCAAAGGCGGAGCCGACCCAGAGAACAGGAGACACACCATGACCGACGCAGAGCGTCGCTTTACGACGGTGCCGGTGGAGATCCGGGCCGGCGTCGACACCAGCACCCGCACCATCGGCGGCTATGCGGCGAAGTTCGACCGCATGTCGCAGAACCTCGGCGGGTTCGTCGAGCGCATCGCCCCCGGGTTCTTCAACAAGTCCCGTGGCGACGGTTGGCCCGGCGTCCTCGCGCGGTACAACCACGACGACAACATGGTGCTCGGCACCATCGGAGGCGGAACGCTCCGCCTGTCGGTCGACGAGATCGGGCTCGTGTACGACGTCGACCTGCCGCAGGCGCGCGCCGACGTGTTCGAGCTCGTGCAGCGCGGCGACGTGCAGCAGTCCTCATTCGCCTTCGCCGCGTACGAGGACGACTGGACGACGAGCGACCAGGGCTTCCCGCTGCGCACCCTCGTGAGCGGGCGCCTGTACGACGTCGCACCGGTCAACACCCCCGCCTACGAGGACACCTCCGTCGGCGCCCGGTCGATCGACGGCGCACTGGCGTCGCTCGCGAAGAAGTTCGACGCGGACGTCACCGAGGTGCGCTCGCTCGCACAGGCCGGCGAGCTCACGCGGTTCTTCAAGCGCACCGACGGCCCGGCGCCGGAGACCCCGCGGTCGGCCCACGAGGCTCTCGCGAAGGCGCTCAGCCTCAAGTAACCCAGACCACCGACGTGCTGCGGGCAGGGCGACCCCACCCAACGCGAGGCGGATGCAGTACCAGACCGCGGCGGCCACGCCGCATCCGGCAGGGCCCTACCCACCGGGAACCACACCCAACGATTCCCGGAAAGGGGAACAGCCATGTCCCAGCTCGTGGACAGCCTCACGTCCCAGCGTGACGGCCTCATCACCCAGATGACCTCCATCGCCCAGATGGCGGTCAACGAGAACCGCAGCATGTCGGCCGACGAGTCGACGCGGTTCGACCAGATCACCATCGACGTCGAGTCGATCGACAAGCGCCTCCTGGCCCTGCGCGAGCAGGAGTCCCGGGCGCGCGACATCGAGGCGTCGTTCCACCGCGACAACCCGCAGGCCCGCAACGGCGGCGAGCCGGAGGCCGAGTCGGCGTTCGGCACCTTCCTGCGGAACGCGCGCATCGGCGAGGGGTACGATCTCGCGCCGGTCGCCGGTGCGGAGCGTCGCGCGCTCGCCCGCTTCCGTGGCGGCGAGGAGCAGCGCGCCGTCTCCGCGACGGGCGGCGTCAGCGCCGACAGCGTCTACGGCCAGCTGTGGGAGTACGCCATCGCGGCGTCGCAGCTCCTGCAGGCGGGCGTGGAGATCATCAACACCGAGGACGGGAACACGATCCCGTTCCCGCGTGCGACGGTCCACGCGACGGCGACGACCGGCGCGGCGAACACCGCGGCGACCTCGTCGGACCCGACCTTCGACACCGTGCAGAACACGGTGGTGAAGAAGAACTGGCTGACGCTGGTTCCGACCGAGCTCATCCAGGATGCGACGTTCGACGTCGAGGGTTACCTCGCGCGCCGGGCCGGCATCGAGCTCGCACGCCAGATCGCGTCGGTCGCCACGACCGCGTACATCGCGGGATACACGGTGGCTGGTGCGACCGGTCCCGTCGGTACGACCCTCGGGCTGGGCAACCAGTCGACGGTGGGCCAGGGCTCCGATCTCCTGGTGGACCTGTTCCACTCGGTGCTTCCGGAGTACCGCTCCTCGGCGGCGTGGACCCTCGCCGACCCGACGGCCGCGATCGTCCGCAAGCTGAAGACCAGCACCGGTGAGCCCGTGTGGCAGCCGGCGCTGACCGCCGGCGACCCGGACCTGATCCTCGGCAAGCCGGTCTTCATCGACCCGTTCCTGCCCTCGCCGGGTGTCTCGGCGAAGTCGATCTACTTCGGTGACTGGTCGTCGCTGATCATCCGCATCGCGGGTGGCATGCGCTTCGAGCGGTCGGCGGAGTTCGCGTTCGACAAGGACCAGATCGCCTTCCGTGGCGTGGTCCGCACGGGCTCCTCGGTGCTCGACCCCAACGCGGTGAAGTACTTCGTCCACTCGGCGACCTGACCCGCAGGGGGTGCCCCCGCGACCGCGCCGGCCCCCCCCCCCCCCA